AATATGCTGTGCTATTAGGTGCTTTAGTTGCACCGATCATTAAGTGGTTAGATCCAAAAGAGGGAGCGTATGGCATTGGGCATTTTGAAAAATGACACCGACAGAATGGGCTGGTTTCGCAGCCGGCATAACCGCCGTATTGGTCGGTTTCTTTACGGGTCTGCGTTATCTTATTAAAGGATGGCTTTGGACTTTAACGCCTAATGGAGGCTCATCACTAGCTGATCGCTTGGCAAGAATTGAAACACGCCAAGAGGAAATGCTAAGAATTATCAGTCGTAAGAAGTAGCCTTTACTAATGGCGAACACACGAAAACCTACTAAGCGTAAAAAAATAAATCGTCGAGTCGTTCGCCAAACTCCTGAGCCATTAACAAAAATCGATCAACATTATATGGCTTTGCATGAATGCTACAAAGCAGCCAGAAAAGCAGGATTCACACCTGAGCACGCATTTTGGCTGATGACTGAACATAAGACTTTCCCTGATTGGATTGTGGGCGATGGTGGGATAATCCCATCCATAGATCCAACTGACGATGAGGATGACGATTAATTAAAGCCAATCGTAGATATTTAGTGGTGCCTGACCTCCAAATTCCTCTACACCACCCAAAAGCAGTTTCTAACTTAATCAAAATGTCCAAACATGAAAAGTTTGATTTTGTATTAAATTGTGGTGATGAGTTAGATTTCACCAGTCAAAGTCGTTGGGTAAAAGGAACTAAATTAGAATTTGCAGAAACATTAGATCAGGAAAGATCTTTAGCCCAAGATATATTATTTGATTTAGGTACCACAGATATAGTCAGATCGAATCATACGGATCGGCTTTACACTACATTGTTAAAAGGTGCTCCATCATTGATTGGATTGCCTGAATTGACCTATGAACGCTTTATGGATTTCTCAAGTCTTGGCATTAAATTCCACCGCCGAGGTTTTGCCTTTGAAAAAAATTGGTTTCTCGCTCATGGTGATGAGGGCAATATGTCCAAGCATGCCGGTATAACTGCCCTTAATTTGGCCAAAAAATGGCAAATGAACACCATTTGTGGGCATTCGCATAGGCAGGGTGCAGTTCGACACCAAACTGGCTTAAACGGCCGTTATTCAACGATTTGGGGCATCGAGGCTGGTCATCTTATGGATCAGAAAAATAAAGCGAGTTATCTAAAATATGCCTCAGGCGACTGGAATATGGGCTTTGTTGTACTCAGTTTTGGTAAAGGTGGCCATTCAGTTGATCTTGTGCCAGTCAGCCATGACGGATCTTTCCGATACAATAAAAGGTATTATGGGGCGTGAAACAGACTATCAGCCTCGCACGATTGATGACCATATCGACGATTTTGAGGATATTAGCGTTATCTAATCGTTATAAAACACGCCGAAAGTAATTAACCAAGCGTCCTTGCCATAGGTCATACTTTATGCATCCACAAAAGCTGTGGATATGTAAGGGAGCAACATGAACGCATGGCTAGAAGCAAGAGATATGGGTTTTGTAATCATGTGGGCAATTGTCGGTTTGACATTTGCTGCATGGATTATTTATGAAATCCGAGATACCGCATTCCAGAATGGTTATTGGAAGGGTCGGGCTGATGGTTGGAATATGCATCGCCGAATGACCAATATCAAAACACAGTCAGATGAGGTTTTTGATTATGACAAGCAGAACTGAGTTTTTGGATGAAATCGCAACAATTCTCTCAGCTAGAGGATCAGTTTACGGAAGCAGTCAAAGCAATCACGAGCGAATCTCAGAGTTGTGGTCTGCTTACTATGGAGATTACATATCGCCAATGCAGGTCAGCATCATGCAGCTGCTCGTTAAGGTCAGCAGACTTGCCGAAACTGCAAATCACCAAGATAGTGTTAAAGACATCATTGGTTATGCAGTCATCTATAAAGAATTGCACGACCATTATAACCAAGAGTTTGGAGTAGCTGATGGCATTTAATCTTGAGGATTACGAGGATGTGGCAACGCTTAACAAGTGGTTTATTGCAAATTATCCAATGGGTAGATCAGATCTATCAGTTGTTAGCCATGATCCTGAAAAGGGTTATATTTTGATCCAATCAACATTATGGCGAGATAGTAAAGATGCTGCACCAGCTGTAAGCAATGTGGCATTTGGGTCTAGGGAAACATACATCCCCAATATGAAAAAATTCTATGTTGAGGATACAGCTACATCAGCACTTGGTAGAGCGATCATTCTACTCAAGGGCTCTGACAAAACTGCAACCAAAGATGACATGCGAAAGGTTGAAACCAATCCATCATTTAAGGAGAAGTTAGAAGCTAGGCAAAACATGTACGGCAAACCCGGATCTAAGTCAGCACAAATCGAAACGATCTTAAGAGATAGTTTTGAAGCTGATAAGAAGCCTGAGCCAGTTGCCTGGTCTGTTGGTGATGTAGTTGCTGAGATTGGTGCATCAATACCTAATGAGCCACCTGCATGCCAGCATGGTCATATCTTGAAAGAAGGAATCTCCAAAGGAGGCAAGCCTTACTATGGATATGTTTGTAAAGCAAAACAATGTGATGCCAAATGGGCAAAACTTACAGCTAATGGAAAATGGTATTTTGAAGGAGGTGAATAATGGGTGAATTACAAATCATTGACGGCTCTGGTCTAACTGCTACTTTTACAGATGATGGAGTTAAGGTAGAGCCATCAACGACATACTGCGATATGTGCAACGATGACAGATTACTTCATGAGGGCGATCTGCTTCGATGCTACAACTGCCACGCAATCAATCGGATTCCGTATCCAGTACATAGACACGATAATGCCTAATTACGAATACGAATGTCCGGGCGAGGAGTCTGTGATTATATTGCAATTACCAATGGATCATAAAACTCCTAATTGTCAAGTATGTGGCGCAGCCATGAGGCGTGTTTATACAGCTGTGCCATTCATACTTAAAGGAACTGGCTGGGCAGGAAAAGATGGTTAAATTCAGATGCAACTTCTGCTCAGCCAATAGCGAGTTTGTATGGCTTGATGGATATGAAACACACGAAGGATTTAGGGTTTATCAATGTCTTAAATGCTGTGGCGTGGGCGTTAAGAATCAAGCTGAATCAACCGATACTCAAGAGCCAGTAATGCGCTGCACAAAATGCGGTGCTTGGATGTTTGCAGATAAGGAGTGCCATACATGTGCGATTCTCATGATCAAGGAGAACACGAAATAGATTGGGCTTATCAGAATGAGCTGCATAAACAATGGCTTGCTGATAACCCTGATGCTGGATACATAGGCTGGATGTCAATTTAATGGAGGCAGGATTTGATGAAACATGGATTGATCAGTACAACATTGTGCCATTCTACGACACGCCGTCTGACCTGCGGTTTTGTTAATCGATTTGACACCGCATGCTAGGCTCTAGTGTAGCAGTGGCTCACAAAGCCACAAGGCGAGCCCGACAGGGAAAGCTCGCAAGGTGCTGGCTAGTTGGGATCGCTCTATTCATAGTCTTTAATTGCTTTGCTTCATTAGATAGAACAAATCATTATAGACAATGGGCTTTTATACAGCTTAATAACTTAGATGAGTTTTACTGTTTAGATGAGTTGTATTACAAAGAATCAAGATGGAATCCAAAAGCCAAGAATGGTAGTCATTATGGTATTCCTCAAGGTAGAAGCAAATACTTACAAAGAGCTAATGGATACAAGCAAGTTGATTGGGGTATTAAATACAACAAAGTAAGATATGGTTCTATGTGTAAAGCATTAGAGCATTATAAGATTAAGGGCTGGCATTGAGTAAGAGCGCATTAAGATCTACAGGATCTACAAGACAATGGCGAAATATCAGAGAACGCATACTGCGTAGAGATGGTTATGTCTGTCAATACTGTGCTCAAGAAGCAGATACAGTTGATCATGTAATACCTAGAAGATTAGGTGGTCTTGATAGTGATGATAATTTAGTTGCAAGTTGCAAAAGATGTAATTTATCTAAGGGGGGGCGTTTTTTTGTGAGCAAGAGAACAC